GAAAGTTGGCAGATGGAGTTAGTAGGGATTATAACCAAACATGGTTAAAAACTGAATATAATCAGGCCGTTCGGTCGGCGCGTATGGCGGCCAAGGTAAAGAGCTTTATGGAAACTGCCGACCTGTATCCAAACATGGAATACCTTGAAACCACGGCATCCATACCGCGCGAGGAACATGAAAACTGGGTTGGCACAATTCTTCCTATTAATGATCCCTGGTGGGATACGCACATGCCACCATCGGCATGGGGTTGCGAGTGTTCAGTGCGTAATACTGATGCCGATATTGTAGAACCTCCCGAAGACGATACATTGACAATTAATCCACTTTTTGCCAACAATCCGGCTAAAACTTCCGAAATAGTGAACATGGCCGAACATCCGTATGTCAAGAACTGCGAGGATAAAATAAAGAAGGAGATTATACTTATTGCTAAAGATTGGGAAAAGTATATCCCAAAAACAGTAGTTAGTTATAAAAACGGAAACCCTGGAGGTAAGATAATATCATCATCACTGGTTGATGTGACAACGAACGATTATCAGCGTGTTTATCAATGCGCCGACGAGTTTGCCAAAATGAAAAAGGAAGCGGAAATATTACCAAGAGTAAATATCAAAAGTCCACTGTACAAAGAAATTTTTGGCGATTTAATTGGAACTGAGTACGAGAATAAATGCCCAGACTTAAAAGTAAACGGTTTATTTTACGAGCATGAAGGATTTATAACGGATAATCCTAAGAACGCAGTTGAAAACATGCTTAGCAGAGGGTTGAAACAGTCCGACAGAATTATTATAGATGATTGTGGAGTGAGCGATCGTTATTTACTGAACAATATACTTGCAAGAGTCAAGCAGGGACAGAACATTGAAGAAGTTTGGATACTTAAAAATAGTAAGTTAACTTTATTCTATAAAAAAACAGAAGCCCATTAACCGAAGTTAATGAGCCCTGTGGCTGATCGAATCCGTAGAATCGATACGCAAAGATACAACCTTTTTCAATAAAATGTTATTTAAACGCTAATTATTTGATATTTAAACAATATTTAATCAAATTCACATGGATATTTTAATAAAACGTGGCGCTTCCACCATTCTAACCGTTCAACCTCAACAAGCATCCACTTATATGCGTGCCATTATGGGTGAGGAAACAGTCACAATAGTATGGGAGCAATCCACTTTTACTGCGCTCCAGGTCGGCGATTATATTACTTACAACGGAATTAAACATACACTCAATCAACTTCCGGTCGTAAAAAAATTAAGTTCAAAGCATTTTCAATATAATGCCATATTCCAATCTCCTTTATATGAGCTTTTGAAAGCTAATTATATGCTTTTTGATAATACGGCAACGCCTCCACAGGGAGAGTTTTCACTTACCGGAAATCCGGATACATTCATTACGTTGTTGGTCGCGAACCTGAATCGGGTTTCCGGCTCAACTACATGGATTAAGGGTACAGTGATATCGGCCGATGTTCAAACACTTACTTTCTCGAATGAAAGCTGTTTCGCCGTTCTACAAAAATTGGCTACAACTTTTAAAACCGAATATAGTGTGAGTTCCGGTCACGTTAACCTCATTGAAACGTCGTACATATCCAATCTTACTCTCGAATACGGTTCGACACTCTATGATATAGAGCGTAATACGGTTGATAGTTCAAGTGTTATTACCCGACTGTATCCATTCGGATCAACCCGCAACATTGCGGCTAATTATCGCGGTGGATCTAAACGTCTTTTATTACCTGGAACTACGCAATTTCTGGAGTCAAACGTATCACTTTATGGAGTTATCGAGGGTCAAAAAACATTCGATGATATTTATCCCAGACTTGGTGCGACATCTGCCGGAACAGTTACATCTGTTTACGATGACGGTTGTAAATTTACAGACTCAAATTTAGACTTTAATATAAACAGTTATATTATGCCTGGAACTCCGGCAAAAGTCCACTTTCTGACTGGACAATGCGCCGGGTACGATCTTGAAATTGCTTCATTTACAGATAGCACTAAAACATTTATTGTCAATCAAAATAAGGACGATAAAGGTTTTGCCATTCCTAACGGAATTCTATTTCCAGCTGTAGGTGATAAATACCAACTACTCGATGTAATAATGCCTGATTCATACATTTCAGATGCAGAAAATGAGCTAATGGATACAGCGGTAGATTACCTGAGTAATAACTCACAGCCGAAAGTATCCTATACAGTTACTTTTGCCTATGTATATGCTAAAATAAACGCTTCAGATATAAAGCCCGGCGATTGGGTAACCGTTCGAGATTCGGATATTGGCATCAATACGCAACTTCGTGTCATTAAAGTTCAAAAAGGAGTTGTTGACCCGTGGAATATCAAAATAGATTTATCGGATACAGTTAGCCAAAGTACACTCAATCGGTTTGCAGCCGATATAGCCGCCAATACGGAGGGTATAACAGCCGTGGAAACAAGCGTAAGCCAACAGTTCTCACGCAACTGGCGCGATGTGCAGGAACTTAGCGGAATGATTAACACGCTGCGCGCAGATATGTTGTTTATCGGTAACGTACAGGGGCAGTTTTCTCTTTCCGGATGTCTATTTACGCCAAATTACCAAAACGATAAAAATAGATTCTACGCTACAGCTGGGTCTTTAATTCATAAAACCATACCTTCCGAAACTACTCCGGGAACATGGATACTTCCGGCTTACGCACCAATATTTACTGGAGATAGTACGCCTTACTATTTTTATGCGCAGTGTAGTCGGACATCCGAAACAGGCGTTTATTATTTATCACCTACGCCAATTGTTTACGACTCTATTTCCGGTTGGTATTATTTTCTAATAGGTATTTTAAGTTCGGTAAATAATGGCGTTCGCACACTGCAAACTACTTATGGGTTCACACAGATTACCGGAAAGCAACTTGTAACCGGAACAATGCAAAGTGCCGACGGCTCTACCTACTTTAACTTAGATACCGGAGAAATAGGTGGAAATATCAAATTCAAATCGGGAAGTACGTATAAAGAAGTGGGCGCTGCATTGTCTGATGTACAATCTAACTTACAAAGTCAAATTGATGGCGAAATCACGTCCTGGTTTTACGACTATGAGCCAAATTTAACCAATATTCCCGCTGTAAATTGGTCTCCTGATGCGGTACGCGATACACATCTCGGCGATTTATTTTATTGGATAAGTAAAGGGTATGCTTATCGATACCAAAAAGTTGGAGGTATTTATTCCTGGTCACTAATTAAAGACACAGACGTTACGCTGGCATTAGCCAATGCGGCGACAGCAACTACTATTGCCAATGGAAAGCGAACTACCTTTGTAAATCAACCTACAACGCCTTATTTAGTTGGTGATTTATGGTTGAATAACGGCGATTTATTCAGCTGCAATACGGCTTGCTCGTCTGGATCTTTCAACTCGTCCGATTGGGGAAAAGGGGTAAAATACACCGACGACACGGCCGTGAATAATTTGCAGATAGGTGGCAGGAACTTAATTAAAGACTCAAATAATTTTACACATTTCGTTCTGAATCTGATGTCTTTAGGTTCTACTGATAACGTTAATCCTTATGGAATAAATAATGCGACACTTGTTAACTTGCATTCGGGTTCTTATGATGCTTATTGGGTAAAAGATGGGTTGATAATAGGCAAAAAATATACGATAAGTCTTTGGGTAAAATTAGGAACAGCAACAAACTTTGTTTTGACGTTTGGAGATGGTAATTCATGGAATACGTGGGGTGGGCAAAAGCAAATAACAGGTTCAGATTGGCAGAGAATAAGTTCATCTTTTACAACAACATCTTCATCTGTATATATCCATATAGGTGGTAATCCAGCACCTATTACTCAATCAAACGGTTCGGCATATATTTACGGATTGCAGTTAGAAGAAGGCACTAAATCTACCGACTACACTCCTGCCCCCGAAGATGTTCAGGCTCAAATTGATGCTTCTAACATGCTTTTGGCTGACATTTCATCCGATAATAAGCTCACTCCAAACGAAAAACAATCAGCATTAAAGGAGTGGCAATCCATTCAATATGAACGCTCTGATATATTAGATCAAGCGGATTACAATGGTATAGATGATGGATATGAAGAATTAGCTAATTATACTAACAGTTATTCAGCACTGAGTATATATATTACTCCTCTATTAGATTCAATGACAACAACAAGTGATATTGATGGAGCGACCTTTAGAACTAAATTTAACAACTATTATTCTTGTAAATCAGTATTATTAAAAGAAATTTCAAACGTTATAAGTAGTGCTGCAGCAACAGCTGCATCGATAGCTGCATCGATAGAATATCTGAAAGATGCTCTTGCGGGGAGTACTGAAATATCCGGAGGGTTAGTAGGAACAAACGTACTTCTATTGAAAGCCTTATCAGGAGCTATAACAGGTGGTATGTCGGGACTATCGAATGATAACGTAGGATTTTGGACAGGAGGAACGTATCAAAATGCCATTGATTCAATTGCTAAAATTATACTAAGAAAAGATGGAAGCGGACAATTGGCAGGTGGTGGAATAACATGGAATAATGATGGTACAATCGTTGAAATTGTAGGTAAAATCACAGCGGCTATGGGTAAGTTCGGATTTTTTGACATTAGTAATAACTTAATAGCTGCGTCAAATATCTCTTTATCAAATAATAGTCTGGAAGACTTGACATCAATCGGAGGAAGTATACTTAATATATCACTCGGTAGCAATAACTCTCAGGATGTTTCACATAGTAGCAATATAAAAAGTACTGCAAGTGCTTCAGTTATTAATATTATTCTTAATAAGCAATCAAAACTAAATTTTCATGTAGATGCTCAACTTGAAGAAGGTTCGAGCATTGGAGGAATAATTACGGTAAAAAATTCGCTAAATGCAATTGCTTATTCACGAATATTTAACTCAAGTATAAGTGAAAATGTTAGCATTAATCTATCTGCAGATACGTATCGAATTGACATATCAGCTACAGTCGAAGCGGATAAAAACAGCCATATATCCGAAGTTTCTGTTGATATATTGGGAGAAAATTCAGGAAGTTACATTACAGCTACACCACAAACATCGCTTACTAAAATAGCTAATAACGGATTTTATTCATACTGGGGAACTGATAAATATCTATATTTAAGACTTGATTATGGATTCGAGGTTCGATTTGGAAGTTATATATTTCAAGTGACCTCGACAAATGGAATACGAAAATCTTCAAATGGAGGAAGTTCATGGACGAGTTTATAACCAAAAAACCCCTGAACATATTTGCTCAGGGGCTTTTTATATATTTATAGTTATAAAATTATCAAATTAAAGCAAATGACATTAGTGTAGCTGATGCAAGTCCAATCAAAAGAAATACCATGCATCCTGTTTGTTTTATAGGTTCTTTTATTACCTCATCACTTGCTCCACTTAGTATTTTTCCTAAAACTATCAAATAATCATTCAATACGCTATTTAGCGTTGTATTTGAAGATACAGAACCGTGCAATGCTGTAACGAATATACATATTTTTGTTTTTTCTTCATCTACTTTATGTAATGTCAAATCAATAATTCCAGGATAAAGCGAATTAAGAGCTGGGAATTGATATGTATTGAAAACTTCATTTATGTCATTTTTTCTGAGCATATATCTTTTTGGAAGTTTTTCAAAAACCTGCATAATAGACTCCTTAACCTTTTCAATAGGGAAATCAACAATGATTTCTTTTTCTGCTTTTTGTATTGATCCCGTGAAACTCATAATATATATTTTTAAAGTGTTCACAAATATAAAGGGTTTACCTGAATAAAACAAGTAAACCGCTTAAAAAATTATTTGATCATTTTCATTATAACGTCAAAATCGGGTTGTAATTCTATCAAAAAATCAGGCAATCTGTAGAACGTGTTATTATTTATATTCTCGTCGGTAGTCCAACGCATAGAGAATAATAAGGAGTTCTGAAGGTCAGA